ATTAACTAGTTGGTAAGTTTCCGTTACCAAACACACATCTTGGGTCTGACCAACCGAAGCTGTATCTTTCTCTAGCTTTAAATCTCATATTACCTGTATCGAAGTCTCCTTCCATAGCAGTTTTGATAGGTGATCTAACGAAATATTTTAATCCGTTAGGCACATCAGTTAACAAGAAGAACGAATCCGTGTCAGTTAAAAAGTTATTAACTCTGTAACCTTCAGGAACCATTCCCATGTTGTTAATTGCATTGATATCATTGTCGGCAGTTCCAACTCTCATTGGTGACTTCATGATTCTTTCCGCAGTGAACTGTAGTTCTTTTGGAATGATCATTTTTCTACCTGAAGAAGCTATTTTCAAGCCTCTTTCATCGACAAATCCAGCAATGTCAATTAATGACTGCTCGAGAGAAGTTTCGTTAAGATCTGCAGCAACAGTTAGAACGTTTGAGAAAGTTCCGCCTGTAGCTAATGGGTGAGCGTTTCCGATTAGGGATTCACCATCTCCACCAGTTGCAGTTGTAACTTGCGCATTGTTCAAAATGTTCGCAGCTTTAACTTGCTTCGTGTTTGCCATAGATCTTGCAAGGGCTCTTGTGTATCTGCCCGCAAGTCTATCGTATAGGTTATCTTCAATTGCTTCTTCAGTGATAGCAAATGCTAAAGCGATTGTTTCGTGGTTGTATCTTGCTGTGAAAGTTTCACCTGCTTGATCAAACACTACTCCAGCACCTTCTTGTTTAGTTGGTGCAGAAGCGAAACCGCTTAACATTACTTCTTCTTCGAAAGCTCTGTCAGATGTTTCAGTCGCAAAAATTTCAGCATGCTGATTTTCATAACGACTATATTCCAGGCCGAATAAAGCATTCAAACCTGGCTCTAGTTCTTTAACTAGTTGACTTCGTGATATTGCCATAGTTATTCTCCTTTATTAAGCTAATCCGCCAGTAGCGGCTTTGTAGAAGTGGTTGTTGATTCTAACAAGAATATTAGCATTTGATACAGTAGTATCCTGATTTTCAGGATCTTGTGTTATATCAATTGCTTGTACAGAAAAAGTAGTTGCAGTACCTGAGGCACTTACATCTAATTGTACACTTGATATTCCAGTTTGTGTAACACCACCTGCAGTAGTAACCGAGTAGTTTTTAAACAAATCCGCTCTCGTGAAAGCCGCGTCTGCGTCCATTAAAAATACTGCGTCTGGATCGTCAACAACAAAGGCAGTAATATCGCCTTGAGTTGGTGTAACACCACCAGGGTAGTAATTTTTGTACGTTGGCTTTTGAGTAGTTGGATCGTTGTAAAAAACTCCGTTAAAAACGCCCACACATGCATAACTAGTATTACCAGTATGTCTTTCGATGTTTCCTGTAGAAACAGGAACTACCAAGTCTCCTTGGTATATCGCAGTCGCATATCCGGCTTTAATAGTGTATCTGTTTTGGGCTCCTGCTAATGGCGTACCATCTAGTTTTCTGTAAGGTCTAAGACCAAACTTTTCCAGTTGATTTGACATATGTCAGTTCTCCTTAACTTAGTTAGTTTATATTAATCCAAGCTATCTATGTAGGTAATGCAAAAAAATTATTTTTTACGACTACCACCAAAGGTAACTCTAGACTGTCTATCAATATTGATAGGCATGTCCGGGTGTTGTTCCTTCATAAGATCTCGATCAACCGCGTCTGTTCTATCTTGAGTTATTTTACTAAAATACTCAGCACGACTTTTCAATATCTCCTCCGGTATCCTTGCCAACACAAGGCCACCAATTCCGATTAAACCAGCATGTCTTCCTTCATGGATAACAGGATAATCATTTTCACCGATTTCACTTATTACAGTTTCGGCTCTAACAAATTCCCAACCTTCTCTAAGTTTTTTAGATACATTACCTGGATCTTCAAAACCATTTGTAGAAGTTCTTATCCATCTGTGTGCATAACCTTGCGGTGCAGCTGGCGCATCCAAACTGGATGGTGGAGTCCAATCTTTCTTTCTAGAAAGTTTTATTCTAGATTCAGACTCGCGTGAAGTTTTTACTTTAGTATTCATATTAAGATCCTTCCTTCACGTATTTTGCGTATTCCTCTAGCGGCACCCCTAATTTCTTAGCGATAACTACCTGTGATTTGGTGAGTTTCACAGACTTGCGTCCACCTGATCTTCTGCTAACAGAAGCTACGTTTTGGACGGGTGTAGCTTTTGTTGTTTCTTCAGTAGAAGATTCGGCAAATTTCTGAGGAAAATACTCCTTCATACGTTTGTTGATTTGATTATAATAGCCATCAGTCTCCGCGTCAATTCCCTCCTGCAAAAGGTCTTCGTGTATTCCCATAGC